TTGCGGCTCGCTGCCGGTGGATTCGCTGGTGGCGCGTGCGTCGCGTATGCACGCCAAGGTGAAGGGCGGGTTGGGCGTGGTCGCGGTCGACTACCTGCAGCTGCTGTCGGGTCCGGCCAAGGCCGGCAATCGCACCGAAGAAGTTTCCTACATCTCGCGCACGCTGAAGAAGCTGGCCAAGACGCTGGAATGCCCGGTGATCGCGCTGTCGCAGCTCAACCGCTCGCTGGAGACGCGTACCGACAAGCGCCCAGTGATGGCCGACCTGCGCGAGTCCGGCGGCATCGAGCAGGACGCCGACGTGATCGCCTTCATCTACCGCGACGACTACTACACGAAGGACGTCTGCGGCGCTCCAGGCATCTCGGAATTCATCCTGGCCAAGAACCGCCAGGGCGAGACCGGCACCGCATACCTGCGGCACCACCTCGAATGCAGCCGATTCGAGAACTACCACGGCGAGAAGCCGAACTACTCGCTCAAAACCGTGCTGCGCGATGCAGACGATGACAGCGGCGGATTCGACGCGCCGCGCGATCGCCGCAGGAGCGGCAAGGACATGGCAACCGGAGAGCGCGCATGACACCAAACGAGAGGGCGAACTGGTGCATTCAGCAGGCCGAGGAGATCGAGGCAGGCCTACCGTCAGTCGACGCCGATCTGGATCTGATCCCCATCGGCTACGCAATCGCAGGCTGGTGCAGGGGCATGGCCACCATCCTGGCAACGGAAGAGGAGCGTGCGGCATGAACTTGGGAACCTTCATTCTGCGCGCCGGCAATGCCCGCGACCGCATGGCAGCTGCATGGCACTTCGCCTGCCAGTTCCTGGAGCTGGGGCAGGACGTGTGTGTGACCGTCAAGGAGTACAAGCCCAGCCGCAGCCTGGAGCAGAACGCCATGTTCCATGCCATCTGCGGCGAGATGGCCACCCAGTTGAAGTGGGCCGGTCGCTACATCGACGCCGAGGGCTGGAAACGCCTGCTGGTCGACGCCTGGGCGCGCGAGTCCAACCGCCAGCAGGGCGACGTGGTGCCATCCCTCGACGGCGCCAGCATCGTGAACCTGTCCATCCAGACCCGGCGCATGACCGTGGGCCAGATGGCGGAGCTGATCACCTTCGCGCAGGCCTGGACCGTGGAGAACAACGTGCGCCTGAGCGACCAAGCCCCGAAGCGACTGCAGAGGTATGCGGCATGAGGGCTCTAGGCAAGAAGCTTCTTTGCAGCTTCATAAGCGAGGTCCACGTACTTTTTCGCCGCGTTGAGGTGTGTCTCGTAATGAGGGGTTTTACTGTTATGAAGCAAGTAGGCACCATCGTTGGAGAGGTACTCCCTCATTTCGGTGCAGTGGTAGATTGCCTTGTTCAGAGCTGTCCCAGGATCGCCCATCTCGTGAAGGTACGAGTTGGATTCGCGGATTTCCTCTGGCGCAATAAGAAAATCCATTGGCCATTCCGTTTTAAGCGAATCTCGGCTGTAGTACTTGTCGTGGGCAAGGTCCACGTTGCTCTTGAAGAGTTTGATCGCCTTGAAGAGTTTGGCGGTCAGACTTACAGCGATGTCGAGTTCCTTCTTTTCCCGAAGCTCCGTGTCTTCCTTGCGCAACTTCATAGCCTCGTTCCATTGCCAGTAGCCGAGGCTAACCGCCACGATCAGCGCTGCAATGGAGCCTCCAGCCTGAATCCAAGCGGCTTGTTCCGAAGCCGAGAGACCACACCAACCCACCCACTCGCAAGACATGCCATTTCCTCCGTGAATTGGGGGAGAGCATGAAGCGCGGGCGCAGCACTGGCAAGCCCACCGTCGAGCAGCAACAGCGCATGGACGCCATCAAGGACATCGGCTGCGTGGTCGCCTATGCCCTTGGCCTGGGCTACATCCCATGCGAGGTGCACCACCTGACGGTCGGCGGCAAGCACGGCCAGAAGCGGCGCGGCCACGATTTCACCATCGGCCTGAACCCGTGGTCGCATCGCGGCGAGCCATTCGGCGGCATGGATGCGGACACCTGCGAGCGCCTGTTCGGCCCGTCCTACGCCAAGCAGCCGCGACGGTTCCGGCAGGAGATCGGCAACGACGCCTACCTGCTGGACCTGCAGAACACCGCGCTGGACCAGTATTGGGGGAGGGTGCGGCCATGGCGCGCAGCCTGACCTTCGGCATCGACCCGGGCCTGAGCGGCGCCATCGCTACGCTGGTGGATGGCGAGGCCGGGCCGGTGATCGACACCCCGACCATGGAAGTTGACGGCCACACCGAGCTCGATGCGCGCGCGATGGCGATGTTCATCCGCGCGGCCAAGGAGATGAGCCCCGGTGCCCACGTCTCGGCCTGCATCGAGCGGGTGCGGGCGATGCCTGCAAAGGGCCGCAAGCAGGGCGCGCAGTCGTCCATGAACTTCGGTGACACCTACGGCAAGGCCAAGGCCGTGCTGGAGCTGCTGGGCATTCCGACCACCAGGGCGGAGCCAGCCAGCTGGAAGCGGTCGTTCGGTCTGCTGAAGCGGGAGAAGGACGCCGCCCGCGTTCTGGCGATCACGCGGTTCCCATCCGCCGCGCCGTCACTGCGCCGCAAGAAGGACAACGGCCGCGCCGACGCGCTGCTGATCGCCCTGTGGTTCGAGAACACCCACCTGGCCTCGCACATCACCGACGAGGCCTCAGCCTGATCCCGACGAACCCCACCGGGGGAACGACCATGCGCAAGAAGACCGACAACCAGACGACCAGGCAGGCAGCACCGCACCGGCAGTTCCGCCGGTCAGCGGTCGGCCTTGCCGTGGCCAGCGAGGCGAACGTGCTGGTGGTGGCCAGGAAGGTGCTTTCCCGCGTGCGCGACATCCGCAACGCCCAGGGAGAGGGCAGCTACGTGTTCGGCGACCAGGCCTGCAGCATCTTCGCCCTCCGCATTGGCTCGGCAGCAGGGGAGGGCATGCTGCGGGAGCACCCCGACTGGCTGTTCGGGCTCTACGGCGCCGACACCGCCGACGGCAAGCGGGTCAGCTTCCCGAGCCCGGAGCAGATCGCCGAGGACCTGCGGGAGCATTACGGCTGGGAGCAGCCCGAGCCCATCCGCTGGCCGATGCAGCTGGAATTGTTCGCTGCTGCCTGATCGCCATTGATCGGAATGCTCAGGCTGGGATAACAGCAGCATGAGCGACCGCCAGACGCCATCCAGTCAGGAAGCCATCCGGGGCGAGTACCGGGACGACCAGCACGCAGGTGTCGACAACAGCGTGCAGCCGACACGGGGAGAGCCGCGTTGCGGCGGCCATGGGGACTTGCCTCTCCATGGTGACGTTCATGCCCCCGGGAATCGGCAGCCTTACCCGCAAGGGGCGAGCTGATGCCCCGCAAGAAGCCAGACACGCCGAAGGCCAAACCGGCCAAGAAGGCGGCCAAAGCCCCTTCGAAGGGCGGCAGACCAACCAAGTACCGCGCGGAGTTCACGCGCCAGGCTGCACTGCTGGGCCGCAGGGGCTGCACTGACCCGGAAGTGGCTGAGTTCTTCGGCGTGGCCCTGTCCACGGTCAACCTGTGGAAGATCAAGCACCCCGAGTTTTCGGAAGCCCTAAAGCTGAGTAAGGCCGAGGCCGACCTGCGGGTGGAGCGCGCCCTGTTCGAGCGGGCAACCGGCTACCGCTGCCGAGAGGACGACGTCCGGGTGGTGGAGGGGGAAATCGTGGTCACCTCGACCGACAAGCAGTTCCCACCGGACACCACTGCGGCGATCTTCTGGCTGAAGAACCGCAAGCCGGGCAGCTGGCGCGACAAGCCAGAGGGCGAGGACGACGGAGATACACCAGCACCGGTCGCGGTCACGGTGAACGTGGTCAGCGGGCGCCGCCGGAATGCCAACCCTTAACGAACCGCAGGCCGCGTTCCTGCAGCTGCCGCACAAGTTCCGCGCCTTCGTGGGTGGGTTCGGCTCTGGCAAGACCTGGGTGGGCTGCGGCTCGCTGTGCAGCCATGTTTGGACGCATCCGCGCGTACCCGCCGGCTACTTCGCCCCCAGCTATCCGCAGATCCGCGACATCTTCTATCCAACCATCGAGGAAGTGGCCTACGACTGGGGTCTGCGCGCGCGCATTGTCGAGTCGAACAAGGAGGCCCACCTGTACTCAGGCCGCCAGTACCGCGGCACGATCATCTGCCGGTCCATGGACAACCCGGCCAGCATCGTCGGCTTCAAGGTCGGCAAGGCCCTGGTCGATGAGATCGACACGCTGAAGAAGCGGAAGGCCCAGGACGCCTGGCGCAAGATCATCGCCCGCCTGCGCGTGAAGGCCGACGGCCTGCAGAACGGCATCGATGTGACGACCACCCCCGAGGGGTTCAACTTCGTCTACGAGCAGTTCCACCAGCTGCCCAGCGAGAACCCGAAGCTGCAGGCGCTGTACGGCCTGGTGCACGCCAGCACCTACGACAACGAGGCCAACCTGCCGGACGACTACATCCAGTCGCTGTTCGAGAGCTACCCGCCCCAGCTGGTGCAGGCCTACATCGACGGGATGTTCGTCAACCTGACCACGGGTTCGGTGTATCCGGCCTTCTCCCGCACGGCCAACAACACCACTGCCGAGATCCAGGACGGCGAGGCGCTGCACATCGGCATGGACTTCAACGTGCTGAACATGACGGCCATCGTCTGCGTGATCCGCGACGGCGAGCCGATGGCGCTGGCCGAGCTGACTGGCATCCGCGACACCCCTGCGATGATCCAGGCCCTGCGGGACCAGTTCGGCGGCCACCGCATGACGATCTACCCGGACGCCAGCGGTGATAGCCAGCACACAAACAACGCCAGCACGTCCGACCTGGGTCTGATCCGCGCCGAACGGTCGATGACCATTGTGGTGCCGGCGGCCAACCCGCGCATCCGCTCCCGGGTCGTGAGCGTCAACGCCATGATCCTCAACGCCAAGCGCCGCCGCCGCTTCCTGGTGAACGTGCGCAACTGCCCGAAGCTGACCGAGGCGCTGGAGAAGCAGCCGTACGACGCCAACGGGCTGCCCGACAAGACGACCGGTTTCGACCATCCGCCGGACGCCCTGGGCTACTTCATCCACAGCAAATTCCCCGCCGCAGTAAGCGCGCGTGACCGACCGTCCATTGAACGGCCTCGGGTGCTGGTGCCCCATAGCCGCCAGTGGTTGGAGCACTCCGACCAGCCCTCACCCGCCGAACGTAGGAGATCCGCCCTGTGACCATGCCCACCGCCGATAGCTTCACCGACGCACTGGCGGCCGAGCAGGCAGCCGACGCAGAGCGCGAGGCGCAGGCCCAGGCGCTGGCACAGGAAGAGGCGGACGTCGCGAACTGGCACAAGCGCATCAAGGAATCGCGCGAATTCGACAAGAACGCCCGCAAGGGCTATGCGCAGGACCGGCGCTACTGCCGCAACCAGGTCGATCCGGTCTATGACGTGAGCGTGCCGATCGCCGGCACCTACGTGAACCTGCTGACGTCGTTCCTGTACGCACGCGACCCTGAGCCCGCCGTGCAGCCCGCCGAGTCGGTCGGCTCCAGCCGGGTGAAGCTGGCCAAGCAGGTCGGCCGCACGCTGGAGATCGTCATCGCTTCGCTGTGGAAGCGCGGGCGCCTGAAGCACGCCGCCGACGCCATGGTGCGTTCGGGCCTGAGCATCGGCATCGGCTGGATCAAGGCGGCATGGCACCGCGAGACCGAGCGCGACCCGACCACCGACCAGCGCATCGCCGACCTGCGCGCTAAGCTCGAAGCCCTGGCCTTGATGGAAACCGAGCTGGCTGAGGGCAACGCAGCCAACCCGGACCTGCTGAAGGCTCAGTACGAGCAGCAGATGCAGACGCTGGAATCCCAGGTCGAGCACATCATCTACAACGGCCTGGTCTTCGACTTCGTGCGCGGCGAAGACATCCAGGTGTCCATGGACGTGGCCACCCTGAAGGACTACGCCATCTCGCCGTGGATCGCCCACCGCACGTTCATGCCGTACGACAAGGCGCAGGCCACGTTCCCGGATCTGCGGGACGAGCTGGGGAAGGCCGAGGCCTACTACCACGTTCAGCCAGAGAGCCGCGCGCGCGAAGGCGGTTTCGCCCCGGCCGATGGCGTGGTGAGCGACAGCGATGCCGAGGTGTTCCGCAGCGCCACCGCAGCGGGGCAGGGCAGTGATGCCGGCCCGCGCTTCCTGTGTGTCTGGGAGGTGTGGGACCTGACCACCAACCTGGTGCGCACCATCACGCCCGGCCTGCGCCGCAACCTGCGCCAGCCGTACACCCCCGACCAGCGCAGCACGCGCTTCTACCCGTTCTTCCAGTGGGCGCCGCTGTGGGTGGATGGGGAGCGGCATCCGCAGTCGCTGGTGGACCGCTCGCGCGCCCTGCTGGACGAGTACAACCGCACCCGCACCAACTACCGCGAGCACCGCCGCCGGGCCATCCCGAAGCTGGGCTTCGACCGTGGCGCTGTAGAGCCGGAAGACGCGGTGAAGTTGGAGGGCGCCGGCATCGGGGAGATGGTCGGCCTGGACCTGAAGGGCCAACCCACCGGCAACGTGCTGTTCCCCATCCAGTACAACCAGATCGACGCCGCGCTGTACGACACCGCGCCCATCCGCGCCGAGCTGGAACTGATCTGGGGCATCCAGGAGGCGCTGTCCTCCAGCATCCAGACCGCGAAGACGGCCACCGAGGCCGACATCCAGCAGCAGGGCACCGAATCCCGCCTGGGCTACAGCCGCGACAGCCTGGACGATGTGCTGGGCGAGGTCGCGCAGTACACCGCCGAGGAAGCCATGTCACCCGCCGGCCTGTCGCCGGAAGAAGTGAGCGACATCGCCGGACCAGAGGCGTTGTGGTTCAACGCGACCCTGCCCGAGCTGGTCACCGCGCTGCTGAACGTCGACATTCGCGCGGGCAGCTCGGGCCGTCCGGCATCCAACCTTCGCCGGCAGCAGTGGGGCGCGATCCTGCCGCAGCTGCAGGAGGCCGTCGTCACCATCGGCCAGATGCGAGGCGCCACGCCCCTGGACATCGCCAACAGCCTGGAACAGCTGATGGTCGAAACCATCGAGCGCACCGGCGACACGTCGATCGACGCCTACACATTCATTCCGCAGGTGCCGCAGGTTGCGCCGGGCGCCGTGATCGATGCACCGGCCATGCCCGGCATGCCGCCCACCGAGCCGATACAAGCCCTTCCGCCGGCCGAAGCGCCGGTACCCACCGCAGCACCCGTGGGCGGCGTTGTCGCCCCGCCTCTCTAACCCGCCGCCAACAGAGGTACCACCATGCACATCGAAGACCCGAACACTCCGGCCACGCCGGATACCACCCCGACCGACGTCCAGCCGGCCGACACTGGCGCACCGCCGGTTGCCGACGGCGGAGACGCACCGCAGCCCGCTGCCGCCGAACTCGACGCGTTCTCCGCTGGCGTCGAAGCTGCACGCGAGCAGGAGGCGCTGGAGGGCGCACTGCCTGGCGCTGCCCCGACGGCAGCAGACGGCCAGCCGCCGCAGGACGGCGCACCGGCCACGCCGGCAGCCGCCGACCCGAACGCACCGCCCGCAAATGAGCAGCCGCCAGCACAGCCCGCGCAGCCGCAGCAGCCGCAGCAGCCGACGGTAGATGACGAGGTGAAGCAGCTGGGCCTGAAGGAACGCGCGGCCGAGCGCTTCCAGGAGCTGCACACCCAGGCCCGTGATGCACGTGAGCGGGTCGGCCAGTGGGAGGAAACGGTCCAGAGCACCGGTGCCACGCCGGAGCAGTTCGGCGGTGCACTTCGCTATCTGTCCGACATCAACTCGGGCGATCCGAAGCGCATGGCCGACGCCTACGAGCGCATGCAGGGCGAGCTGCAGTGGCTGGGTCAGCAGCTGGGCCGCGAGGCGCCTGGGTTCGATCCGCTGAGCGCACATCCGGACCTGGCTGGCCGCGTCACTTCCGGCGACATCACCCGCGACGTGGCGCTGGAACTGGCCCAGCATCGCCAGACCGGCCAACTGCAGCAGACACACACCCAGGCGCAGCAGGATCGCCAGCAGCAGGACCTGCATTACCAGCAGGGACTCGCGTCCGTGCAGCAGCTGGGCACGCAGCTCCGCGCTGGTGATGCGCAGTTCGATCAGAAGCTGGCGCTGCTGGCGCCGACGATCGACATCATCCAGCGCACGCTGCCGCCGGCGCAGTGGCAGACCGAGATCCACCGCGCCTACCTGGCTCTGCCCGCCACCGCGGTTGCCGCGCCAGCTGCAGCAGCACCAGTTGCCCGCAACGCCCCCAATCCGATCAGGGCGAACTCTGCCGCCCCGGTGGCGCCGCAGATCACACCCGAGAACGCATTCGACGTAGGGGTACAGGCAGCCAGAGCGAAGGGGCTGTAACGGACAAGGGGCCTTTTGGCCCCTTGCTTCTACTTCGTTGCGACGACGGTAAATAGCGGTCCCGAACTGATTGTTTGCCCAGACGGGTCGACCAGCACCGCATCCCAGTTCGGGAAAACGTTCTTGGGATGAGCTGTGGTCATAGCCTTCATGCCGTCAAGCTTGTAATGCACCGGTGCGCCGTTCGGTCGATATGCGCAGATCGAACGATCCAGGCCAATCATCAAAGCCGCAGCCTTGAACCCATTTGGCCCCGTCGAACTCGTGTAGTCGATGAGGGCTCGCACTTTGTAGCCTGCAGCAATGATGAGGCAGTCGCCGATCGGCGAAATCAAAGTGCCGGTGTCAGGGCCAGTCAGTACGATGGCGAGACACGGCGGCTGACCGACCAATGGGTATGGTTCAACTGCAAGGTGCCAGTTGCCGCCGGCCCAGAAGAACTGCCCGGGGGTGAGTTTTGAAGCCGAAGAATCTTCGAAAGCGTCGAAAGGCAAAATCATCCAATGATCCCCTGATCCATGAGGTTGTTGGCCGGACTATCCCGGCATCCCGATTCTACCGCCAGCGCCCATTGACGCGCCCACCAGCGCTGGCATCTTGACCACCGAGCGGCACACAGCCGCCCCGCGTGTGACGTAAGCCGGGTTCGCCGCCGGTAGCGCTGTAACGAGCCTCGCGCCCTCGGAACGCGGAAAGACCCTCAGCCCCTGCGGGCTGGCCATCTTTCCTTCCGAGGCCATTCCTATGCCGCTTACCGCTGCGCAGATGGTGTCTGGTGCAAACACCCAGCTCCAGACCTATGCGACCAACGACCCCATCGACCAATTCACCACCCAGCGACCGCTGGCCAACTGGCTGATCCAGAACCGCCAGGATTCGATCTTCGGCAACGGCGTCTTCAACGAGAAGATCCGCTACACGAACGACTCGAACTACCAGAACTACACCGGTGATGATCAGGTCACCTACAACCGCAAGAAGACCGTGCGCTTGGCGCCGTTCCAGGCGTATGAGGCCTTCGACGGCTTCACCCTCAACGAAACCGAGCTGTCCAACAACGGCATCATCCTCACCGATGACCGCAATGCGTTGATGACCGAAGCCGAGAAGATCCAGATCGTCAACATCCTCCAGGAGAACTGGACCACCCTGAAGGACGGTTTCCAGGAGAACTGGGACATCGAAGTGCACTTGGACGGCGCCACCAACCCCAAGGCGGTTCCGGGTTTGGACGCGCTGGTCAGCACCACCCCGGCCGTAGGTACCGTGGGCGGCATCGATCGCGCGGCCACTGCCTACTGGCGCAACTGGGCCGACATCGGCATCAGCACCGCCACCGCCGGCAACCTGATTTCGCACCTGGAAACCCTGTGGCGCAAGTCCATCGCCTACGGCAAGTTGGGTGCGCCCGACTTCATCGTGGTTGGCTCGGACATGTACGACGCCATCCAGGCGGACGCGCTGAAGGTCATGAGCCGCCAGATCACCATGGGTACCTCCGCCACCGGCGGCGTCACCCTGGACCCGTCCACCAAGGCGCTGGCCTTCAAGGGCGTGCCGGTGGTGTGGGATCCGACCTTCGACGCCCTGGACGACCTGCTGGGCGCCATCGCCGTGCCGTGGAAGAAGCGCGGCTACTTCCTCAACAGCAAGTCGCTGAAGCTGCGCCCGGTTAAGGGCCGCTGGATGGTCCGCCGCACGCCGCCGCGCGTGTACGACCGCCACACCCACTACTTCGGCATGACGGCGCACTACGGCCTGACGCTGAAGAAGGGCAACAGCAACGCGGTCTTCTCGATCGCCTGACCCCACGCAACGCCGGCGGGGGCATTCCTCGCCGGCAGGAGAACGAAATGCCGAACCTGAAGACGCTCCCGACCGGGGGCACCATCGTCAAACTCAACAAGACCCCCCTGCTGGGTGGCTGGGGCCGCGAAGGCCTGGCCAACCTGGGCGACAACACCGCCGTGACCACCGGCGTTCTGCTGCAGGGCCATGAAGCGCCGGCCGACGGCAGCACCCCGGCCGCCGGCAGCTCGGGCTGGTTCACCCTGCTGAGCGCAGCCGCCAACCTGGCGCCGGTGGTCGAGATCGCCGACCTGCCGGACTTCATCCGCACCGGTGCCGCCGCTACGTCGCCGATCACCCTGGAGGGCGTGCAGTAATGGCCAAGACCGTATCCCTGCTGTTGCTGACGCTGGTCATCGACCGCGACGCGACCACCAAACTGCCGGTGCAGATCTTCGACTACGAGCTGCCGATCGTGGAAGAGCTGTATCCGCCGGAATCCATCAGCGAGTCGAAGCGCGAGGCCATCGAGGTCAAGGACTTCGACGTCTCGGAAGTCTTCGCCGGCCTGCAGAACAAGTACGGCCGCACCGCGGAAGGCGCCGAGGCGCTGAAGCACGCCTACCGCAACGAGCGCGAGTTCGCCAAGGCCGTGCAGGCCAGCATCGACTCGGCCAAGGACGAAGCCGAGCAGGTCGACCAGGACGACGAGGAAGAAGACGACCAGCAGACCGAGCTGGAAGCCCTTGCCGGCAAGACCGTCGCTGAGATCGAAGCGGCGCTGGACAACCTGACCGACGAGGACCTGCACGAGCTGGCGGCGATCGAGAACGCCCGCGAGAAGCCGCGCAAGGGCGTGCTGGATGCCATTGCTGCGGCGCTGGGCGACCAGGGCAGCGAAACCGTTTAAGTCCGCTGGCGGCGGGCTGGCGGCCGGCCGGGGCGACTCGGTCGGCCGTTTTTCTTTCTGGAGAACGATATGGGCGGCAACAACGCACCGATCATGGTCAACGGCGGCAACGTCTACGACAGCCCGCTGGGGTATGACGCGCCGATCAACTACGACACCGGCCAAGTGAACCTGTCATCGCTGGGCGTGGAATGGTCCCTGAAGAAGGCACGGCAGGAAGTGATCCGCCGCCTCGGCTTCGTGGTCGAGCCGGTGAAGGTGCAGCGCACATTCGACCAGCTGCGGCAGACGGTATCGACGGCGCTGGGCTTCACCTACGTAGGCACGCCTGCACCGCGCACGATGGCATCGCTGCGGCTGGACCTGCTGCGCCGGCTTGGCTTCTCTGCGCAGGCCACTGCCGATGCCTGGGCACCTGGCGTCAAGGAGCTGCTGACCAACTTCCTTTCCGAAGCGCAGGTGGCGCTGCAGCACCAATACCGGCTGAGCGTCAGCACGCCGCTTGCCCCGTTCCATGACGACGCCGACGTGACCACGCTCGACCCGTGGGCCGTCTTCCTGCTGGCGCTGGCCAACGGCAAGGCCCACCACGGCCAGCAGGACGCGAAGGCCTACTACGACCAGCTGGGCGGCTACATCACCACCGTGGCGAAGTCTGCCGACGTGGACCAGATCATCAACACCGCGCAGGACTCGCTGCTGCAGCGGTACGCCATGGACCGCTGCGGCGACGGGAAGGCGCCGTTGATCGAAGGCGACGACAAGACCGTGATCGACGGCGTGGCCGTGGAAATGCAGGCGATCGCCGATGCGAAGGCGAAGTACGGCCAGAAGGATGCCGAGGCCTACTACAGCCGCCTGCAGGAAATGGCCCAGCGCCGGCCGTTCGACCTCGATGCGATGGTCGACAGCTTCATTCGTGACGCCCAGGACCAGCTGTACCAGCAGTACAAGGAACTGCGCACCGAGCGCTGGTGGACCATCCAGTGCGTGCCCGGTGCCAACCTGTACGACGTGCCGCTGGACCTGGACCAGTATCTGGACTTCCGGCGCATCACGTGGGCGGGCATTCAGGACGACGTGCAGTGGACGCCGCTGATCGAGGGCATCGACCCGGTGCTGTACACCAGCACCTCGCTGAGCAAACCGGCCTATTACCGGATCACGGGCTGCATCGAGATCTTCCCGGCGCCGGACCGCGCCTACACGGTCAAGATCCGGGGGCATCTGGGGCTGAAGTGGCTCACCGGTGACGATGACCTGCTGACGGTCAACAGCCGAGCGGTGTTCTTGCACGCGCTGGCGAACGCCAAGGCCCATTACAAGCAATCCGACGCCGGCAACTACATTCAGCAGGCTCAGGCCTACGTGCGGCAGCTGATCGCCGGATCCCACGGCACCCGGCGCTACATCCCCGGCACGCGACAGATTCCGCCCGCGCGGCGTCCGATTCCCGTTGGCGGCTGGCCGGAGGGCAACTGATGCGCGCCACCTACCTGACGGCTGTGAAGGCCGGCATCACCCGCCTGCGCGACAAGGGCGGCGCGTCGGAGGATGCGCTGTTCGATCTGCTCAACGGCTACGTGACCGCTGCCCGCACCATCCGCATGCGCCAGGCCGCGCGGATCCAGCTGGACTTGCCGCCCGGAACGATTGGGCTGACCTCCTTCAAGGGAGCGTTCGTCGTCTATGCCGACCAGGTGATGCCGGCTGGCCCCGGCTACTCGGTGGTGGTGCTGAAACATCCGAGCAACGGCGCGGCCACGCTGAAGGAGATCCACTACTCGCTGCCGTATCTGGGGTTCCTGTACGTGGTGGCCGAGTTCTCCGACGGCTCGATCTATCACTACTGGCTGGAAGAGGGGAAACCCTGGGCACCCAACACCACGTACCTGCCGGGTGCGCTGGTCAGCCCGACAGCGCCCAACGGCCTGGCCTATTCGCTGGTGGACACCGGTGGTGGCCACGCAACATGGGAGGCCTACGCGGCGCGCACTGTGGGCAATGTGGTGGTGCCGTCGGCCAACAACGGCTTCAAGTACACGGTCAGCTCGGTGAGCGGTGCCAACGCGCGCTCCGGCGACACCGAACCGCAGTGGCCGGCAACTGCTGGCGGCACCGTGAACGAGGACGTTCCGCTGGAGAACCCGCTGGGGAATGCGGGCAGCGGCACGGCAGGAGGCTCGGTCCCGCAGTGGGCTGCTGCCAAGCAGGCGGCCAAGGGCGATCTGATCAGGCCAGTGAACCTGCCCAACCCGACGGCGACGGCTCCAATCAACGGCAACTTCACCGACGGCAACACCGGCTGGGATCTGGAAGGCGGTGCGCACATTATCTCGGGCAAGCTGGAGCTGCCCGGGCGCATCAGCGATGGCGCAGCGGTGAACCAGGCGCGCTTCGTCGTCGCTGATGGGGCGTCGCTCACGGCCAACTGCCTGATCGAGCAGGGCCCGGCCAAGGCCGGCGCCACGCGCGGCTGGGTGGAGGTCCGGTGGTACGACAAGGACGACGTGATGATCAGCTACACGCAGGGGAACATCGTCAGCAGCGATGCGGCGATCTCCACTGCGGTCTCGCCGAAGCCAGCCGGTGCGTCGTATGCCCGGGGCGTCATCGCTCTGTGGTCGGTTGGTGACCATGACCACGTGACCGGTGCCGACAACCTCTCTGTCAGCGGTGCCGTGAATGGCCTCCCTGCAGGCCTGGTGTACCGCGCCGTGCAGGACGTGGTGGCGCATACCGGTGCTACCGAACCGGCTTGGCCGAACATCCTCGGCAAGCGCGTAGTGGATGGCGGCGTGACCTGGGAAGCTGTGGCGATCACCCGCGTCACCTGGACAGCGTCTCCGCTGTACGTGAGCGGCGGCAGCGAGCCGGCGTGGCCAACCAACGTGGGCGGCACCGTGGTGGATGGCAGTGTGACCTGGCAGGCCGTGAGCCGCCGGGTAGAGGACCCGAACTGCCCCAACAGCAAGGTGGTGCTGATCGGCGCCTCGAAAGTGTTCGCCGGAAATGGCGACACCGTGCCATACAGCGCCACAGTGGCGCCGAAGGACTGGAGCAGCGCCAATGATGCCGGGTTCCTGCCCACCGGCCTGCAGAACTACGGCGCGAATCCGGTGGCGGCCATGGGCCTCTACCGCGGCAACCTGACCGTGTTCAACGCTGAGGCGTTCCAGCTGTGGCAGATCGATGAAGATCCGTCCAGCATGTCGCTGCTGGATGCGCTGCCGGTGGGCAGCACCCAGCACCGCGCCATTGCGGCGGTTGGCAACGATCTGCTGTTCCTGGCCAGCCAGGGCGTGCGCAGCGTGGGCATCGCCGCCAGCAGCACGAACTTCCAGGCAGGCGACGTAGGCATGCCGATCGACCCGCTGGTGCAGGCGTGGCTGGCCGATCCTGCGGTGGTGCCGCGCGGGCTCTACTTTCCCGCGGCAGGCCAGTATTGGCTGATGTTCGCCCGTGGTGGGCAAACGGAGGTGTTCGTCTACACCATGACCCAGATCGGGCAGGTGGGCGCGTGGTCGCGGTACGTCTTCCCGTTCGAGGTGCACACCTGGGCGATCCAGGGCGACGCGCTCTACCTGCGTTCGGCCAACCGCATCTATCGGATGGTCGACGGCGTGATCGGGGACGAGCTTTCCCCGGGTGTGTTCACCCCGTTCCAAGGCGTGATCCAGTGGCCGTGGCTGGACTTCGGCCCGGCGGGCGTCACAAAGATGCTGTACGGGTTCGAGGTGGTGGGGCGGGGCAAGGTCGGCATCCAGGTCGGCTTCGACCAGACCAATGGCGGGGCATTCACGCCTGCATACCAGGTCGATCCGGACACGCTCACCGGTGGCCCGGTACCAATGTCGATGGCGGCGCCGACGTTCGCTGTGCGGCTGGTCTACGACGGCACCGAGGCGTGGCAATGGAATGCCTTCGGCCTGTACGTGCAGGACTTCCGTCCCATGGCATGACCATTGATCAAGGTGGGCTGGAAGTCAGCATTTCCGCATGATTCCAGCCCATCTTCCCAGCAGTATCGTCGCCTGTCGGCCGTTGCACCTGGTGCTACTGGCCGACCAGATGCGCGTCAGCGAGCAAGAACAGTTCCTCGCGGTGACCGGCGGCGATCAGTTCGATCCGGACACCGCCGCACATGCACTTATTGGCGCCTGGTCTCGATCCGCCCCGTATGCGGTAACAGCTCTGCGGCGTGACGGCACTCCCGCTGCTGCTGGCGGCTTCGAATTCATCGGCAACGGTGTCTGGCAATCGTGGATGGTCGGGAATGAAGAAGGCTGGGCCGAGCAGTGGCGGGCCATGACCAAGGCGAGCCGATGGCTGATGGATCGCCTGTTCGAGAACGGTGCCAGACGCGTCCAGACCAACGCGTTGACCAGCCGCACGGAAGCCATTCGATGGTTCCAGCGTTCGCTTGGCATGCAGCCAGAGGGCGTGTGGCGCGGGTACGGCGCCAATGGCGAGGACATCGCCCACTTTTCCAAGATGCGAGGTGCCTGATGGGCGCACAGAAGGGCAGCAAGGCGGCCAACGAGGCGGCACAGGCGGAGGGATGGAGGACGTCGAACATCAACCGCGCCGTGGGCCAGATCAACTCGATCTACGGTTCGCCCAGTCGCCAGGCGGGGATCGATGACTTCCTGGGCGCCACTCGCTCGTTCTACACCAACGAACTGGAGCGACAAAAGGGCGTCGCAGATCGCAGCCTGAAGTTCGCCATGGCCCGTAGTGGCCTGTCCGGTGGTTCTGCCTCAGCGGACGCAAACCGAACGCTCGGCGAGGACTACCAGCGCGGCGTTCTATCTGCGGAGCGGCTGGCCCAGGGCGCAGTTTCTGACCTGCGCAACGCGGACGAGGCGGCCAGGCAGAACCTGATCGCGCAAGCAGGCAGCGGGTTGAGCCTGACCGGTGGCGCGACACAGGCCGCCAGCGCTCTCCGCAACAATCTGCAGGCCGCACAGGGGAGCCTGAAGACTGATGCGCTGGGTGACGTGTTCGGCGGCCTGAGCGACATCTACAGGCGCAGCCGTGAATCTGCCGCGGATCGCCGCGGCTTCCGTGACGTTTACGGGCAGCTGTATCAGCCCGGCTTTGGAGCAGGAGGTACCCGCTGATGGGCGTTGAACTGGCAGCCGCTGCAGGCCTTGCCCTCTTGGGCGGAGGGCTCAATTACGTCAACCAGAGGAACGTAGCGAAATCCCAAGACCGGGAGGCTGCGGCGCAGATCCGTCAGCAGTCGCGCAGGCAGGACGAAGCCGACCGCGCGGTTACCGACCTGTTGGCTCAGCGCGCCGTCAGCGACGGGGCGTCGGAGCGCGGCAGCATTTCCCAGCAGTACCTCCAACAGGCGCGAGCGGCGCAGGCAGCCGCTACAAACGGGCTGGGGCAGTCCGGAGCCGTGAGCGACGCATACCGAACTGCTGCCAACGATGCTGCGCTGGGCGTGAGCGACTACGGCCAAACGGCCGCCACCCTGATGGGGCGGATCGACGCACCGCAGCAGCGGCGAAACCGCGAGGCATTGGAAGAGGGCGATCTTCAGACCCGACTGGGGCTGATCGGGCGCCAATCCCAGGCCGACGACTTCCTGTCCCGGCTGCGCCTGCAGTCGGTCCAGCAAAACCCGTGGCTGAGTGCTGCCGCGCAGGCCGCCAATGGGGCGGCCTCGGGCATCGCAATGAACGGTCTGCCGGACTTCGGCCGCACGGCTCGCCTGAGCAACCAGGCCAACAACATCACGCAGGCGAACAACGCGAGCCTGTTCGCTCGTCTGCAAGGGGGTGGCTGATGGCAAGCAATGGATGGGCATCGCTGGGCGAGGCCTTCGCCGGTGGCGGCGCAGGGCAAGAGCGGGCATATCAGGCCGGCCAGACGCGTGCTGCACAGCTGGCCACGCTGCTGGCCGGCGCACAGATCAAACGCGACGAGGCGATGGCGCGTGATCAGCTGCAGGCAAGCATTGGAGGCGTGGTCGCCGACCCTGCGCAGGCCAGTCTCTTGGCCACGGCGCTGCGCGGCGGTTTCGACCCGACCAAAATCACCGGCTACACCGGCGATGTGCAGGAACAGGGATTCCGCGGCGATGCCGTAACCCGGGCTCTGGCCGGCGACTGGGCCGGAGCCAATGCCAACCTGGTGGGTGTGGCCAATGGTCCGGTGGAGCTGGCCACCATCCAAGGCCAAAACCTGATCAACAACCGGCTGCTGCCTGGCGGTGGAGGTATCAGCACCACCGATCAGGGAATGGCAACAATCGCCGCCGACGCCGCGCGCGCCCGCGCCTCCGACGCCAGCGCGTCCAGCTCCTACGCTACCGCAGCGAAAACGCGGCAGGCGATGGCACTGGATGGACAGCAGCACGCGCTTTCGGTGGCCGGCAGGTGGAACCCCGGCGGCAGGAACGGCGGT